TGCAAAGTCTGCTCATAAGCCAAAGGTGTTTTTTCAGCCCATCGAGAAATGGTTTGAAAATCGATCTCATCACCAACACAAAGAACACTATCGAACTTCTCCCGCCTTGCTAACTTAATTACATTCTTTACTGCTACTTCATGATGGTATGGAATTTGCAGATCCGAAATTACTAAGTATCGCTTAATCGAAATCCTCTTCATCGTCAGTTGGATCAATCGATGGAATGATCCCTCCATCTCCGACAATCCAGTCGGGAAGGATTTTCTCTTGCATTATCCAAAACGCCATTGTTTCACTAAACCCAGCCTTCTTAGCTGCTTTATATGCTTCATGCAAGGTTATGTAGAACTCATCCATTTTGGTTAATGGCTCTGGCGATTTACGAATAACCCGCTTCTTCGCAATCTTTTTGCGTTTGGCAGGTTGCTTCTTGCGTGTAGTCGCCATGTTCTTAATTATCGCTCAAGGAGGATGTTGTAGATTTCGTCGACACGCTCGTTTAATCTTTTAATTTCTGCCATTAAATGAGTGATTACATAACTAGCAAAGCCACCGATTACTCCAATGGTTGCAAAGTAAAGTGTGAAGAATTCCGATTGATTCATAGTTTTTCAGTGATGCCGAATTCGGCTTCCTTTGGATCTAAACTTTTAATTAAAGGAGCGATTACAGCACCTAGCAATACTGCATACTCGGGCTTCATGTCTCCAACGATGGCAAGCGCAACAGTGATACCACTAGCTGCAACAGCTCTTAAATATGACTTAATTGCTGCCTTGTGTTTCTTGTTTAGTTTCATGCTTGCTCCTCATCTGGGATGTCGATTTCTTCAACGATGTTGTTATTTGGCTTTGTTGGGTCATAGCCGCCGACGCCGTAGGTAATTGATTTTGCCATTTATGCCGCCCTTATCCATGTGTAAGCAATTGTGGTAGCCAGAGCTAAAGATGAAGCCGTTGATGGGAATCCACTTGTAGCATTAACACTCTGAGTGAATCCAGTTTGACCACTTGCGCCCGGTGAGGCAAGACTCAACATGTGTGGATTGAAAGTTTGCGATCCGCCTGCCGCTGCACCATTGAATTGTGTGGTTGTATTACTGATTGAATTGAAAGCAAGCCAATAAAAACCAGTTGCTAAAGTTTGATTTATCGTAATTTGATAATCACTATTTTGAGCCGTGGCCGATATTGTTCCAGCATCTAAAATTAAAGAAGAAGGTCTTCCGTCAAGATCACTATAGATTCCAAGTCTAACTGTATTAGCAGCATTAAAAGTTCCTGTTCTGCAAGCAATTCTATCTAAAGTTGTAGATTTTGAAAGAAAAATTGGTGTGTAATAAGTAACGTTTGGGCTCATAGCAAAAGAGACGCTTTGCGCATATGGTGTTCTACGATAAGTGCCAGATTGCATTTCAAATATTGGATGTAATAAAGCCATATCGTACGCAGTCTTGACTGCATTAGGAGTCGCAGCTGTAGTCGTCGATGTCGAGGATACTGAATCGGTAAGTTGCAACGCACCAGCGGCAGAAGTAGTACCTGCCGAGATTGAAAGATTGGCAGCACTAGAAGTTCCAGCATTGGTAAGTGGAGCATTGACTGTAACAACGCCAGATGGGCCTTGCGCTCCAGTATCGCCTGTGTCGCCTTTAGCACCAGTTGCGCCCGTTGCACCAGTATCGCCTTTATCGCCCTTGTCGCCTTTAAGTCCAGTCGAACCAGTTGGGCCTTGTGCGCCTTGAGCTCCTGGGTTTCCTTGAGTGCCTTGTAAACCTTGTGGGCCTTGCTCTCCTTGAGGACCTTGTGGTCCTTGTGGTCCTTGTGGTCCTTGTGGTCCTCCAGCATCACCCTTATCGCCTTTATCGCCTTTAGGACCAGGAAAGAGGTTATTAGAACTAATCGTTACTCTACCCATTATTTACCACCTAACATTGGGATGTTAAAGAACGAGCCATCTGAATCACCTTGTTTGGTAAAACTGATATGGCAGTGATGATCGTGCTTATTAAAGCCAGTGTAAGAACGCCAAGCCCAAGATTTCTTAGACGATGCGATTCTTCCTGCAAAGATGATGTAACTAATTCTTTTCTCGCCAGACTTTGCTGCGATTCGAATTTGCTCAGCAAGATATGGCATGACATCGGGTTTGGCTTTACCAGATAAATCTCTGTCAATATCGATTGCCCTAACAACGCCGCTACTTGCATCTGGAATGTGATCAGAGTTGCCAGCAGATACATGTCTTTGGTCAGCGATCCACCCATCGGATGCCCGATCTCTGTCCGGAAAACAATCATCGATCTGTTCTCTCAGTTGCACAGCTGCTTTAGAGAGTGTTGGTTTCATTGACCTAGTAGTAAAGATGCTTCTTCGGCAGTAATACCTAAACGCTCTAATAGTGCAATTTTAGATTCGACTTTTGATTGTTTTGCAACTTCTTCTGTTTCACGATTTAATACATCATTCTTGTAATCAGCCAATTCTTTTGCAGTCATTTCCCGATCAACAATTGTGTTTGTTTCAGTGTCATGTATTCTGATAATTGGATTTTTCATTATTTAACTCCGTAAACTAGAACTGTGCCACCTGTAAAATTGCCACCTGAATTGTTAAAAACTAATGATGTAATAGCACTAGATGTTTTTATTGCACCAGTAGCAAAATAACTGACATTTTGGCTCGATGCGCCAATGTGCATACCATGTGATCTAGCAGGTTTCAAAGTGCTTGTTGATGCATAATTTGTAATATAAATTTCATTCACATTGTTAGCATCATTTGCTAATAAAGTGTAACCCTGATTTAAGTCCCATGTGCTGCCATTTTTATATTCTGGACCAGCATTACTTGCTCCGTTTTGATAGGCGGTATAGTAATACGCCAATGATGATGAGTTATTAGGCTTAAAAATTAAATAACCATTTGATGCACATGTAGAACCATAAACAATGACTTTAAGATCATTGTAACCGCCAGCTACAGTTATGGTAGTTGATGCACCAGAAAGAGTAGTAGTTGATAATAAAGTCTGACCACTACCTGGAGTAGTCCAAGTAAAATCCAAATCTGTTCCAGATCCTTTACTGAGAACTTGAGATGTCGTTCCACCCTTCAAACTGACCAAAGAGGTATCAATTGCAGATCCAAGTGTGCGAATGGCTAATGCGCCATTTTTGACCAAATCTGTGTTATCTGGGGTTGTCCACCCAAAGTTGGTTGTTGTTGCCATATTACGCTATTACTCCTATCGCAGTCTGCCAGGTCATTATACTTGATAAAGTGTTCCAATTCTCGGAGGCATTGACCTCTGACCAGTCTTGGAAGACGGCTGAGAATTCGATTGGGCTAAGGTTGATTGTTATAAATAATTCATTAAATGAAGTGCTCCAGTTCCAGCCTTCAACATAACCCTCAAAGAATCCTTCTGAAGCAATCTGAGTTGGTAGGTCTGTTATGCGGATTGGCTGACCAATGAAAATACCCAATAGGGCATCCCTATCGGCATCATCTAATTCTGGGTTAGTTATCGGAAATGTGATGTTATCAAAATTTGGCTTTGGATAAGCTCGAAGTGAAATATACCGATCAGCTACATCTTGAGCATCTGCATCGTTATGAATAGTTGAATTAATAGTTTCGGCTTTGAAACCATAAGTTCCAATTGAGGTTGTATCTACAGCTGTTTTTTGTTTATTAAAATTTGTTCCATAATTAATGGCAACCGAGTTTCGGACATCGCCAATTTGAGTCTTTATTGCTAGTCCTGATCCAATAGCAGTATTGGCTGAAATGGTAGTAAATCCATTTGTTGCTGCATAATCCTGCCGATGTGCTGCATCTGCATACCCGATATTCCCTACATTGTCCTCATACAAAACACCAAAGGCTGAACTGGCAATCAAGGCTGCTATATTGTAAACAGTATCTTCAGAATTGCCACGACTTTGCATAATGTATTGACCAGGCTGATCGATTTCACCTAAACCTATATTCACTGCATTATTCCAAGTTTCTGTGGCTGAGTAACTAGCCCAAGTTTCACCTGCTGGCACATCATTCCAGTTTCCTAATAAAAATGGAGTAAGCAGTGCATAAATCTGATCTCCGTCTTGATCCTGAGATAAAATTCCAGTTGTAATAAT